AAACAATCTCAGACGTTCCAAACTCAGCACGCTCAACGCCATTAGTGGCAATGGCAAGCTGATTTGCTGCAGGGCGAAAAAACCCAGTGTCTGTGTCAGAGGCAAACGCAAGGCCAGGAGATCCGACAGCGCCGTCCTCCATCAGCATCGTGCCGTCAAGCTCTTGGATGGTGATCCAAGCGTCATTCGCTGCATTTCGCAGCTTCAGTTGACCGGTCGTTGTATCTGCCCACCACTGGAAGGCATATTTTGTAGAAGGTTCACTTGCGTTGCTGTTGTTGCTGACAATTGCCGCCAACGCATTGTTCAAGTCGGCCCTGACAGCAGCGCCAGAAGCGTTGGCGATGACGTAATCGTGAGTAGCCATGCTTAAGTCTGTTCAGTACCGTAGCCAACCGCTTGATATTGGAAGTTACGGTCAATGGCAGCGTTGCTGCTGTTTTTGAACGTAACCGTAAAGCCAGTTCTAGTGGTTGATGTCACTTCATAGTAATCCCCTGAAGCAAGATTGAAAGCAGTGATGCCAACACTTGGCTCTTGATAGAAAGCGTTTGCGAACGTGACCGCCTTGGCTCCGGCGCCTGATGCAGTCGTTGCGCTGCTCTCCGTGCGCGACTCAAGCTGCATGGTGTAGCCAAGCTCATCGACAAGCGGAGTCTGGTCAACGTGTGCGGCGCTCAACTCAGCTTTGAACTGAAACTGTCTGCCAGTAAAACGACCCGATTCCATCGGTCTCCATGCGCCAAAGTCAATATCTGACTCCATCTGAACCTTGTCAGTGCCGTCCTCCAGCAGGAAGAAACTGCCATCCTCTAGCAACAACTCCTCGTCTGTCGTCGCTTGGTCACTTGTGCGGAAATAAATGTCAGCGCTGGTGTCATCTGGGATGTCGCCATCAAAATCTGACCAGCGATCAATCAGCTCAGCGCGGTCATCAATGGTTGCCGCTGGATACAAGCCGCGAGTTGTCAGCTTGCGCGTGAAGAGAACGCTAAACACACCGCCAAGATCCAAAACGTTATTGAAGAAATACTCACCAGCCGCCAACCGCGTGCCAATAAAATCAAACGTACCAAGATCGTCTAAATTAACAACATCGTCAAAAGTTGAATTGCCGTCAAGAACTAGGGCGTCATAGTCCGCGTCATAAAAAACATCAACTTTGTCTCCTTGGAATGGCGGCGAGTCTTGATCTTCCCGGCGGACCTGAATATTGAGCCGTGGAATTGGATTTGGCAGATCAATAACCGCACTAGCCGCTTCAAAGCTGCGCTGGCCATTTTCGTCCTGGAACTTAATCAGATACTCGCCTTCAATCAAAGGCAGCATCGCAAAATTGGTTTGAGCTTTTACTTTCCGCAGCAATGTGCTGTTAGGCCATGTGCCCGTTCCGTCAGTCTGCGGCGCGTGCCGAATAATCGCTAAAAAATTATTAGCATTCAACCCAGTTGGCGGGATGCCCCAACGCAAAATGGCCTGATCGCCTTCAATTGCTTGAAGCGTGACATTGGTAGGAATTGGCGGGCGAACAACACCATCAGGATCGTCAGGGTCGATGTCTGGCGCTGGTACTGTGCCAATGACTTGAACCCATGCAGACTTTCGATTGACTGGAGGTGCGCCAACTGATCGAATTTGAAGGGTAAGTTGTCTGCCTTGATCCAATCCATCAATTTCAAAAGTTGTGCTTGTCGTCTCTGCAGTAATAAAATTGCCGTTGCCAATTTTGTAGCGAATCTCAAAACCAAAGGTCGCGCCATTTAAACCACGACTCCAAGACGCAATCATGCGATTGGTGATTGTCTGTCCAGTTGTAATCTCCCGACCCTCAAGTCTTAAATTTGTTGGTGTTGCCGGTGGATCATTAAACAGCGTGACATCATCAAACTCCAGCGGTGCCCCAGCGTCTGCCGTCGCATAAATGCTGTCGTTGTGCTCAACACCAGTAATCGAATATTGTCCATCACCATTGTCGGCAACTGACAGACAACGAAACTTCTGATGCTCAACGCTTGAAGACGCAATCGACCAAACAGACTGAGCTAAAGGCGCAGAACTAAACGCCGACGTGGTGATGACACTGCCAGAAACGCTACTAATTGATTTGGTCTCAACGCTTCCATTAGCCAGCGTGCAAGTAAGCGTGTGGCTGCTGCCAGCAGGCAATGAAATTGTTTGATCAACCGTAATGGCTGTTGTCGTTGCGCTGCTGACGCGGCCAGCCAAGCGGACCCCTTGGCGCATCTCATCCGACACCGCAAACACTTGACCAGGCAGCACAACAGCGCCCTGCAACCCAGTAACAAAGGTGACTACCTCACCATCGATTTCTTCTGATGCCAGCATCCACCGGCCAAGGCGTTGCGCTTGGAACCTAGATGTAGCACCAAACGCGACGATTTCCTTGATCTGATAGCCATATTTTGAGATCAGCGCGGCATCTTCTACCACCACAAAATTTGACTTATAAAAGTTATCTGGATCGTTGTAACGAACGCGAATACTTGTACTGCGCGTTTTCAGTGACGTGCCTGAATAATTAAACGCGCCATTAATAACATTGCTATTGCTGTAGAGATGAACTGGCGATAAATCTGTGCCGTCTAGGTTGCCATGATCCGCAGTTGATTGAATCGTGTTGGCCTGCCAATACAGCATCCCACGGAACACGCTTGCCAGATCTTGCAAAACGCTGAAAGCTTCAGCCTGTGCTCCAATAACGGTGTTGCAAGCAAAGCGCGGCTCAATGCTGCCATCGCCATTGGTGACAAGCTGGTTTGCATATTGAGCAAGCGGATAAAGATCCACCCAGCTGACGTTAGAAGCCTGCACAAAATCACCCGCGCCATAGCGGGAATTTGTGAGCATGTCGTACCAGCAGCAAACCGGGCAAGTTGTCCAGGTTTCTTTTAGGCTTCCATCAAACGTGCCGGAAAAGCTTAAGCTGCCATCAACGCGAGTTGCCGCGTTGCTCGGAATTTTGACAATGCGACCGCGTATCTTGTAAGCACGAGTCGGCAATCCACTGAATTGCCGCGTTGACAGCGACAGCCCGGCCAGCGCCGAATAGGGATAAGCAGTTTTGATGTTTTGAAGCTCAGTAATGCTCTCCCAGATAATTTGATTTGCTCTGCCATTTTGAAGAGATATGACCTTGGACACGTCTTGAAAGTTAAAATATTGAACCTCAAAATGATTCTCCCCAAGAGAAATTTTTCTTACTCGAATGTTCCAGGGACCCGCGCCAGACAGGCCAATGCTAGGCGTTTGAAACTGATAACCATTGATTGCAACACCTCGAATTGTGCGGTCGTATTTATTGACAAAACCACCACCTTTTGATTGAACGTCAACAAAAACGCGAATGCTGCCATTGAAAAGCTGGCCTTTCGCTAAGCCCTCTACGGCAGTAGAAAACAAACGCGGAATTGTAAACAACAGAGTAAAAGAATCTGCCTCTAGATCTGTGATTTGCCTGATCAGCTGCCCTTCGCCGTAGTAACGCGCAGTAACCTCGTTGTTTGAATTTAGTGTCTCTCTGTAGTTTTCTCCAATTTCAGTGTTGATGCTTGTAACTGTTGATGCAGCGCGATCAGCCTCAGGCAAAAACCCTTGAGTTCTTCCGCCATATTCCAAATTCCAATTAACGTCTTGCGCCGGAAAGTTTCTTGCTCCATTGGTTTCAATAGGGGTTTCGTCTAAAAAAACGCCATGGCTGTTGTTGACGATTCCTTCAATCGGTCCCTCGCATAGCAAGTCAACAATTTTGATAACAGAGGTTGAATTAAGCGCCATAATTAAATTACTCCAAAACCAAAAGCGTGGACTCTTAGCTGAGTCCCTGGGGCAGCGCGTGAATCAAGGATTTCAACGTTAAAGTAAACGTCATCAATATTTGAAACTTGGCTGTGCTCAAGTCGATGCACCCACCTGTAGCCTTGGCCAGGAAGTAACAATCCTTGTATTGTCGCTTGCGAGCTACCTCCAACAAAATCAGGAGGATCGGCAACGCTTACAACCAGCTCAATTCGATAGGAAATGTAGCCATCAACTCGCGTTGTGCCGGGGCCACTTACGAAATCAAAAAGACCATTAGGTAAATCAAAAACGACATCACATTGCTGCCGGTACGCACCAAACTCCCCTATAGAACCAAGGGCAGTGCGGTTTCCGTTCGTTAACGTCAAATCGCTATTTACAACCTTGGTACGATGTGCAGGGCTTGTGTTCGTGTAAAAAGATTTGTTTGTTAACCTGGCTTCAACACCTGAAGCTAACGCAAATTGACCTGTCAACTCTTCTCCACCCAGTCGCACTGTGTGCGGGCCGGGCTCTTTAATTGAACCCTTTAGCGGATCAGACTCGTCTGCAATTTCAACCCTTGCTGACAACAGATGGCTTCCTGCAATCACTTCACCGTAAACAACGGGAATTGTCGCGCCAACCCCAACAGTGTTTGCAGCTCCAGAGAATAAATAAGACTGCCTGCCATTGGATCCGCGCACAACAGATTGCGGGCCGTCGGTGCTAGTAGCGTCTGCACTACTCATTCGGCCCGGACCATTGAAGCCCCCAATCGTTGGCACAGTTGGCTGAGGTGACAGCATTTGAGCCACACCGCCAAGAACAAGGCTTGTTCCGATTGCACCAATTGCGGTTGATGCTGCAGCAGCGGTTGCGCCAGAAAAGATGCCCGCGCCTAGGCCCAAAAAACCGCCAGCAGCTGGACCAAGAAAAATCGCAGCCGCAACCAATCCAACGCCCGCCAATACTTGGCCAACACCGCCGCCACCACTACCTGTGATAACAGGAGTCAAGATCAAATCTTTGCTGCCCAGCGGCAACGAAAGATCCTCATATCCCAGATCAATATCAGCCTGAATCAGGCGATAACCAACGCCATGCTCATGCGCGTGGAGCAGCTCTTCCTGCAGCTCTGGCAGGTTGATACAAAGCAGCTTGATCGCATCTGCAGGCGTTCGCAGGTTGTGATAGGTGTGCTCGGCGCCGTACCGTTCACCCAGATCACCCAGCAGTCGGACGACCTGCCGCAT